ATCAGCTTACTTCTGCAACACGTTCTCTAAATCTGTTGTTTTTAGATTGGGCTAATCGTGGATTAAACCTTTGGACTATTGAGCAGGCAACAGCGGCCTTAGTTAAAGGGACTACGGAAGTAGCGCCGGGCGCAGACACGGTTAACGTGTTATCTGCTGTAATCAGAGATACCGTCGGCGGCCAACAGCAGGATGTAAGCATTGATCGAATTAGTCGATCTGAGTATCTAAACGTACCCAATAAGCTTACTGAAGCAAGACCTACGCAGTATTACGTCCAACGAACGATTACACCTACTATCTTCTTGTGGCCTGCCGCAGACAAAGCTTACACGTTGGTTTACTACCGAATTAGAAGAATGCAAGACGCGGGTGCTTACACAAACACAACCGACGTTAATTTTAGGTTTCTGCCTTGTTTAGCCTCTGGGTTGGCTTACATGATTTCTTTAAAGTATGCCCCAGATAGAACTACCGGATTAAAAGCTATTTACGAAGAAGATTTCTTGCGTGCGGCAAAGGAGGACAGAGATACCGCTAGTGTTCACTTTGTCCCAAGTATATCTTAAATGGCGTATGCAAACGGTAAATTTGCAATTGCAATATGTGATTATTGCGGGTTTCAGTTTCCGTATAAAACTTTACGGAAAAACTGGAAAGGTTTTATGGTGTGCCCTGAGGACTATGAACCTAAAGAGCCACAGATAGAGCCCTTAAATTACAGAGGCGATGCAATAGCATTGCGTGACCCCCGAACAGATAGGGTAGAGCCGGTAGTAGTTTTTTTAGGTTTGCCGAGCGATGCAGCGTTTAACAGTATAGGAAGTGCTAATTACACTTCTGGCACTACAAACATGCAACCTTTTCCGATCCAACGACCTGTAGAAGGCGTGGGATCAATTGGAACAGTGACAATTTTGGTGAGTTAAATGACATACGATGAACTGGTCACAAACATACGGAACTACACTGAAGTAGACAGTAATGTATTTACCGATGCCGTTATTAATACGTTCATCACTATGGCTGAAAATAGAATTCTTAGAGACATTGATTTAGATGTTTTTCGGCTAGAGGCTACGGGTACGGCTACTCAAGGAGACAGGTTTCTTACAGCGCCTAGCACCATCCTCACGCACCGCTACTTAATGACGACAATAAACAATGTTCAAAACTTTTTAGAGTTTAGAGACACGTCGTTTATGAAAGAGTATTGGCCGGATTATACGGTACAAGGCGTGCCTAAGTATTACTCTGTTTGGGATGAAAACACTTTCTATTTAGCGCCTACACCCAATGCAGATATTGCTATGCAGATTGGCTACATTTATAGACCAACACAGTTATCTTCCACTAATACTACTACATGGATTAGCACTAATGCCCCTGAGGTATTACTTTATGCTTGTCTAATTCAAGCGTATAGTTATACCAAAGGCCCTACTGAGATGATGCAGTTTTTTGAAAACAGTTATTCTCAAGCTATACAGGGACTAGGTATTGAACAACAGGGTCGTCGTAGAAGAGACGAGTACAGGGATGGTATTATTAGAGTCCCGCTTAAATCGGAGTCGCCGGGACCATGATCTCAACAGTAGGTGGAGTACAATTAGGAATAGCAACAACTTCAGCAGTTTCAGGCAGAGGATTTACTCCTGAAGAACTGGCGGAGCATGCAATAAACGAGGTGATTTCCATTGGAAATAACTCGCACCCTGTGTTACAGGCGCAAGCAGAGGCATTTAGGGATGACATCAGAGGCGTAATGCTTAATTACTTACGTCAAGCGGTGGCTTCTCATAACACTACATTAATTAACCGTTTTCGGGATGCTGGGCATCCAGAATTAGTGAAACTACTAGAGGTCTAAAATGGCAATTACAATCACAACTGCAATGCCCACATCGTTCAAAGTTGAGTTGATGAAGGGTTTACACGATTTCACCGCAGGAAGCACCACGTTTAAAATGGCTTTGTTTGTAGCCACTGCTTCAGGCAGTGGTACATTTGGTGCAGCGACTACTAACTACTCTCAAATGGGTAGTGACGAATTACCTACTGCGACAGGGTATACCCAACAAGGTAAATTACTTACCTCTGTTACGCCTACAGCCGACGGTACAACAGCAATCACTAACTTTAGCTCTGTAACGTGGACTTCTTCTAGCTTTACGACATCAGGCGCTTTAATTTATGACACAAGTGATTCTAATTCTGCTTGTGCGGTACTTAGCTTTGGTGGTGACCAGACAGTAAGCTCCGGTGATTTTCAGATACAATTCCCGTCAGCAGCGGCAGCTACGGCTATTATCCGTATTGCCTAAGTAGGGAAGTGCCATGAGCGCATGGAATGAAGGCCTTTGGGGCTTTAATGGCTGGGGCGGAATAGCCGCTAAAATTGTAGACCTTAGTCCTGTATGGGGCGCTCGTGGTTGGGGTGAAGAAGGCTGGGGTGCTAATGGTATCTCTGCCGTAGGTACAGGCGAAGTAGGCACAGTAACTCTTGCTTATGGAAACATTACCATCCTTACTGGTGTTGCGGCTACAGGCGCAATAGGAACGGTAGCTCTTCAATATACAGGCCAGTTTACTGTTACCGGCGTAGCAGCCACAGGTGCAGTAGGAACAGTTAGTAGTGTCGCGTCTTTTGATCTAACCGGCGTATCCGGTACAGGTGCAATAGGGGACTTCACGGTAGGGGTAAATGAGTTTATTATCCCAACAGGAGTCAGTGCAACCGGCGCGATAGGATCAGTTTCCACTAGCATAGGTAATTTAGTTAGTGTTACAGGAGTAGCGGGAACAGGTGCAGTAGGCACGATAACTCCTGCTTACGACAGAAACGTAGCAGTAACCGGAGTAGGTGGCACTGGAGGAATAGGAACTGTAGTACCTACTGTATACTTTGAACTGGCAGGTGTGTCAGGTACGGGATTAGTGGGAAGCGTAACAAATACTCGTAGTGCAAATGTTTACCCTATAGGGGTAGTCGGAACAGGACAGATAGGTACGGTAAGAAAAGTGGGTTGGTCAGTTGTTTCTGATGCACAGACCCCAAATTGGACTATAATTAACCCAGACTTAGCGGCATAGGACTAAATCATGGCAACTTATGTAAATAATTTACGATTAAAAGAAATCGCTACAGGCGACGAGAGCGGTACTTGGGGAACCAGTACCAATACTAACCTTGAGCTAATTACCGACGGTTTTAGTTTAGGCACTAAGCAAATGTCTTCAGATGCTGATGAAACCTTCACTATGCCTGATGCTACAGCAGATGGGACGCGCTCTCTGTATTTAAAAATTACCTCGGCAGGTTCTCTTACGACTACCCGTGTAGTTACACTTGGCCCTAACACAATATCTAAAACATGGATTATTGAGAATGCCACTACGGGTGGTCAAATCATTACGATTAAGCAAGGGTCAGGCGCTACGATCAACGTAGGAAATGGCTCTAAAACAATGGTCGTTACTGACGGTGCAGGGGCAGGTGCTGCGGTTTTTAATGCTAACCCAACGGAAGTCGGGGGTGATGTTACAGGACCGGGTAGCTCAACAAACACCAACATTGTTACGTTTAGTGGCACTACAGGTAAGGTTATTCAAGATGGAGGTCAAGCACTACCCACAGGGGTAATTATTGGTACTACAGACACCCAAACAATGACCAATAAGACAATAACTAGCCCTAGAATTGGCACTAACATTCTGGATACGGGTGGCTTAGAGTTAATAAATTTAACTGCAACGGCTTCTGCGGTTAACGAAATAACATTGGCTAATGCGGCTACGGGTAATAACCCTACAATAACTCCTTCGGGCGGAGACGCTAACGTAGGTCTTAATATTACCCCTAAAGGCACAGGCGAGTTTAATGTTACTTCTAGCTTTATGTCGGGGGTATTCTCAGATCGAGTTACTGCATTGGGTAACACAGGTACAGCTAAGACTATAGACTGTGATGACGGAAACGTTTTCACTGCGACACTAAACGGTAATGCTACACTTACATTGGCTACGCCTAACACAATAACTAGCAGAGCAACTTCGTTCACATTGGTTCTTACTAACGATGGAACACCGAGCCGTACTTTGGCTTTTGCTGGAGGTACATTTAAGTATCCCGGAGGGTCTGTAAGCCGTACAACAACTGCCTCGGCAACCGACATTTGGTTTTTCTTTTCGCCAGACAACGGTACAACGTGGTATGTTACACTCCCTGCTAAAAACTTATCTTAATTTAATACACTAGAAGGAATATCGACATGGCGTTAACAGAAGAGCAACAGCAAACAGTAGATCAACAAAATGCGATTGAAGATAACCGCTCTACCAATCAGGCTGCACAAGAAGCAAAACGAGCAAAAGTAGATACTTTGCGTATGGCTAAAGAGATATTAGTCGAGAATCGTCGAACTCAAGCAGCGGCTGATGCCACTGATATTACTGCATCCGCAGTAACTACGTTAGCTGGAGAACTAGATACTTTTGTAAATAGTTAATGGAGTCCTACGCTTATTTTCCTTCTCTTATTTATCGAGAAGAGCGTGTAGAGTGGGTAGAAAAAACATTAGCGCACTCCCAAAAATACTATGAACAAATGGAGCCTTCGACAGTTAAACAAACTGAAGGTATGGCGAATGACCCTGACCTTGGGTATTTAGCGTCTTATTTTAGAGATAAAGGCGTTAGTATCTTAAAGGAGCAGGGTTATTTTACAGATGAGCATGAGTTTTATTTGGCAGGAATGTGGGGTCAAGAGTTTGCTTGTACTGGAAGTAACTTTTTGCACGTTCATGCAAACAGTCAGATTTCAGGGTTTTATTTCCTAGAAGTTCCAGAAGGCGGGTCTTATCCTATATTTGATGACCCTAGAGCAGGTAAAAAAATGACTGATTTATGGCCTACGCCAAGCGAAGAAGTTACGTTAGCAACACCTCAAATACATTTCAACAACGTACAAGCTGGTACTATGATGCTTTTTAATAGCTGGCTACCTCACATGATTACGCCCAATCAGGCTCAAACCCCAACAAAGTTTATACATTTTGTATTGTCAGCCAACAAAAGGTTTATTTAATGCAACATTTGTTCACCCCGTACTCTAAAGTAGTCGAGCCTTTTGCGTGGTGGGAAGGCGCTTTCACTGAGGAGCAACTTGATTGGCTTCAACAAAAAGCTAAAAACGCATCAACAAAAGCTCAAGTAAATAAAGAAAAAACATCAGAGTTGGATACTGAAGTGCGACGGGCAGAAGTTTTGTGGTTAACTAAAGACTTGGATACATCTTGGATTTTTGAAACTTTGAGTACGGTGATTTTAAAATTAAACGCAGACCACTTTGGTTTTGACCTAACTGGTTTTGGGGAGCCGTTGCAACTAGTTAACTACCGCGAAGAAGTGCAGGGGAATTATAGTTGGCATCGTGATTTTGGCTCTAGTGGGCCATCTCGAAAACTTTCCGTCGTATTACAACTTTCAGATTCAAACGAGTACGAAGGCGGTCAATTACAGCTCTTAACAAAAAAAGACCCAATAAACATACCTAAAAAACGAGGTTTTATTACTGTGTTCCCTACATGGACTTTACATCAAGTAACCCCTGTAGTTAGGGGTACAAGACAGTCTCTAGTAACATGGGTTTCGGGACCACCATTTATATGAAAGAAGAATATAAAGATTTTATTGGTGTTTTTTCGGGTGTTTATCCAGATGGGTTTTGTCAACACTTAATGGAAGAATTTGAGCGTAATCGAATTTTAGGTATAGGGACGGACAGGCAAAAAGGGGAAGGTGCAAACAAGCATAAAAAAGATGACTATCAAATTTTTTATAACGGTAAAAATATAAATTTTGAGCCATTTGCTGGAGACAATACCTCCGACATTTTTTTTAAAGGTCTGCAACTTTGTTTTGAAACGTATTCAAACGAATTCTCCACCATCAAGGACGTAAAAATAAATTGCAACCATATGAAGATGCAAAAAACTTCTAGTGGAGGTGGGTATCATGTATGGCATAGCGAACAGGGTAACGACGAACAGGCTAATCGCGGTCTAGTTTATATGCTCTACTTAAATACATTATCTTTAGAAGCCAATGGAGAAACGGAATTTTTATACCAACAGCGGAGAATAAATCCTGTTGAAAATACTATGGTGTTGTGGCCCGCTGCGTTTACTCACGCACACAGAGGAAACCCTGTTTATGGCGACAACAGTAAATATATTGTTACTGGATGGTTTTACCATGAGTAATTTTAAAGATGAGGGATACTTAAAGGTTAAGAGCTTAGTTGATGCACAGACCGTAAAAACAATATCTGAATACTTTGAAAACAAAATAAATCGTGGCGAGTGGGTAGCTAAACCCGAAATTAATGTAAATGAAATGAGTAAGTTTGGTTACTATGCCGATCCACTTATAGAAGTAATGTTGAAGCAATGCCTGCCTGCTATAGAAGAACAAACGGGTTTAGAGTTAGAACCAACATACTCTTTTAGCCGTGTTTACCAAGAAGGTGAAGAACTTACGCCGCACACGGATAGACCTTCTTGCGAGGTGAGCGCTACCATAAATGTGGCTTGCACCGGCGGTGTTTGGCCTATATGGATGCAGTATGAAGGTAATGACCCCGTAAAGTGTATGCTAGAACCGGGCGATGCGGTTATATATAAAGGCTGCGAAGTTACGCATTGGAGAAGACCTTTAGCAAAAAATAATTTAAACGTACAGTTTATGCTACATTATGTACATAAAAACGGCTCGTATGCTGAATATAAATTTGATAAGCGAGAGACTCTAGGTTTAGATTCCCTTGCAGATAGGAGTTAATTATGCCTATAGGAACTAGTAAAGTAGGTTTATTTGGTGGAAAGCCCACAGTTTTAGCAGGTAGCTGCACTTTTAATTCGCCCGGCACTTTTACAGCGGCAGAGGGACTAGAACTAGTTACAGTTGTAGGGTCCGGTGGTGCTGGAAACTCTGGCAATGCTGGAAACGCAGGAGGATGTGGGGCGGGCGGTAGTGGGGGAGCCGGTGGATCAGGTGTCGGTGGATGTAATAACTATAAACTTGGAGGGACAGGTGGGGCAGGTGGGTCCGGTAATGCGGGAGGATCTGCTGGAAATCCCGGAAACTCAGGATCAGCGTCATCCGCTTTGGGCATTACTTTTAACGGAGGGGCCGGAGGAGCAGGAGGGGCGGCGGGAACAAATGGAAACGCAGGTAATCCCGGCAATGCGGGAAGTGATATGCCGGGTGGTAACAACAACGGCGCTAGTGGAAACGGAGGAAGTGCAGGAAACCCTTCGGGAGTCAGTGGACCTAATGGTTCTAGTGGAGGTGGAGATGTATGCGGATTTCCCGGCGGTGCTTTTTTCTATTCTAGGGGCGGTGGCGGTGGCGGCGGTAGTGGCACCAGCGCGGGGGGTCAAGGCGGCCCTTCGGGTTCTGGAACGGCTGGAGGAACTGGAGGAAATGCGGGTTCTGGTGGGGGTGCTGGAGGAAGAGGAGGCTATGCTCAGTTACTAGTTACTGGTTGTGGGTGTTGTCAGGTTAGCACTCCTACTGGTTCGGGTGCTGCTGCCAATATTGCTAGAGGCGGCGGTGGTGG